GTCGGTTCCGTCGCTGATAATGTAGTGTTTCCTCGCGATGTGTATTCTCGATTTGAAGCCCTCGCTCGCCAAGCTCACCACATGGAAGCTTGTCTCACATTGATCGATCATCTTGATACCAATCGGGATGACGTTCCCGTGCGAGATGCCGTATGGTCGAGATTGAACAGGTGCTCGCTCAGTGGAACCACGCAATCCAGTGCGTATCTCTTGGAAGATTGGAAGTATTGTCGGTTCTCCCAGTTTTCTCCCACGCCTGGTTTCATGGTCAACGCCAAGACGTTTGTGGCGTCAGCTGCCTCTTGTGTTCTTATTGAACGCAGAATGGCTGACTATGCCAGAATGATCGGTATTGACTCTGAGCAAATCCGCAGAGACGTGAGCTCAAACCCGTATGTCATCTATGCTGTCGAGAATGGCGATGAACATTTCGGGGAGTTCTCTGGAAACGAGGAGTTCTTCAAGAACGTCTACGTGTTGCGTGAGTACCTCGGTCTCCCTTGCAACGGAAAATACTGGACTTCGTTGTCTGGTTTCGTTGGTGAAGGAGGCGTTGGTAGTACACCTGACGTTGAGACGTTTGTTGCAGACGAGACTGGCCAAGCTGAAAACCGCTCTTTTGCGGAGATCGCTCGGTCTATGGTTGACCGGTTCTGGATCATGCTGCGTAGCATCACCTCGATGGTGTCCAATGCCTACGATGGCTTCCTTGAATCGCTGCGTAAGTTTCTCACTCGAGCTCTCGTACGCATGTTCCGCCTGGACCAGCTCGCGGCGTATATTCACACCGCAGAGTTCAAGAGTCGTTTTGCTTTGGTAGCCGCCATTGCGATTCTCTCGTTCTGCGTTGGAGCGTACATTCTTGGGCGTTCATTCGGCTTTGGCATCATTTCTGCCCTCAGCAAGATGAAGAAACCTTCTGGTGACTTTGTCGCTGAGGCAGACATCAGTCCAGCCGCTCTTCTCACGTCAGCTCTCATCGGGTTGTACGGTCTGAAGTATTCCGAAGCTGATGCTTTGAAGAAGAAGGCCGTTTACATGATGTCTTTGGTTGCCGGTGGCACGCTTTTGGCCAATGCTGGAGCTTGCTGTTTCACCCTTCTCCCTCAACTCTTCCAAGATGCTGTACTCTACAAGTTTGGCAGTGAAGATGCGAAGGTGAAGAGAGCAGTCGAAGAGTGGAGATCAGTGGCGAATGCCCTGATTCAGTTTTCCAAGATCGCCAAGGTGGTTGTCTCTGACTACTACATGGAACGTGTTGAGGATACGCTGAAGAAGGGTTCCGACCTTCAGGTGAAGCTCTTTGCTTCCAGATACACCCCTCAGCGGAATGTTGTGGTGATGACCTTTGTGCGCTTGCAGAAGATCCAGTACCACATCAACGCTTACAGGTCGTCTGGAAACAAGCGTCCAGAACCGTTCTGCATCCACATTGCTGGTGATGCTGGCATAGGTAAGACGCTGATCGCTGATCG